TACCATCCTGACCGGCGCAGGCGGGCTGACCGAGTCGGCCAGCACTGGCCGCAAAACGCTGCTGGGCGCCTGATCAATGGCTCAGTCGCTGCGGGACAAGCTGGACGGCCGGTTTCAAGCGCTCAAGGCTGAGCGTGCGCGCGGCTGGGAAAGCAACTGGCGAGACCTGGCCGACTACATCGAGCCACGCACCGGGCGCTGGTGTCTGAGCGATTCGAACAACGGCGAGCGCCGCGATCAGAAGATCATCAATGCAAGCGCTACCTATGCGGCGCGGGCGCTGGAAGCGGGCATGATGAGCGGCATCACCAGCCCATCACGCAAGTGGTTCAACCTGGCTACGCCCGATCCGGACTTGATGGAGTACGGCCCGGTTAAGGTCTGGCTGCATCAGGTCAGCATGGCGATGAATGAGTTGTTCGCACGGTCGAACCTCTACAACGTGCTGCCCACGATCTACGGCGAGAACGGAATCTTTGGCACGGCCTGCATGGCGGCGATGCCTGATCAGCAGGATCTGGTGCGGTTCTACCCGTTCACGGTTGGCAGCTACTACATCGCCAATTCGGCCCGCCTGCAGGTCGATACGGTTTACCGTGAGTTCCGGATGACGGCGCGCCAGATGGCCCAGCAGTTCGGCCAGGAGGCGCTGAGCCAGACCGTCCGAGGCATGCTCGACAGCAAGGGTGATTCCTGGATCGACGTGTGCCATGCCATCGAGCCGAACGATGATCGCGTGTCCGGCCGGATGGACAACAAGAACATGCCGTATCGCTCGGTCTACTTCGAGAAGAACGGCGACCGTGACAAGGTGCTGCGTCAATCCGGCTTCCGTGACTTCCCGGCCATGGCGCCGCGCTGGAAGCTGAACGGCGAAGACGTGTATGGCACCGGCCCAGGCTCGATTGCCATCGGTGACACCAAGGCGCTGCAGCTGATGGAGCGCCGCAAGGCTGAAATGGTCGAGAAGGGTGTCCGCCCGCCGATGATCGCGCCGGAGTCGCTGCGCAACCAGAAGGCGAGCATTGTTCCCGGCGACATCACCTATGTGAACGTGCAGCAGGGTATGCAAGGCTTTGTTCCTGCGCTGACCGTTGACCCGGGTTGGTTGACTGGCATTCGCGGCGAGATTCAGGCAGCAGAGGACAAGATCAATACGGCGTTCTTCGTTGATCTGTTCCTGATGGTGTCGCAGATGGACTCGGTACGCACTGCAACCGAGATTGCCGTTCGCAAGGAAGAGAAAATGTTGATGCTCGGGCCTGTGCTTGAGCGCCTGAACGATGAGCTGCTTGATCCGCTGATCGATCGCACCTTCGGTCTGATGCTGGAGCAGAGTGCGCCGATCTGGGCTGGCCTGATGCCCGGCCGCCCAGCGTTGCCGCCGCCGCCAAAAGAGCTTGCCGGCATGGATTTGCGGGTCGAATACACCAGCATTCTCGCGCAGGCCCAGAAAGCGCTGGGCGTCAGCAGCATCGAGCGCACTGTCGGCTTTGCCGGGAACCTGGCAGGCATGAATCCAGAGGTGCTGGACAAGCTCGATATGGATCAAACGCTTGATGAATACGCCGCAATGATCGGCGTACCCCCGACCATGCTGCGCAGCGATGACCAGATCGCCCAGATCCGCCAGCAGCGGGCAGAGGCGCAGGCCCAGCAGGCGCAAGCCGAGCAGCTGAGCCAGTCCATCCAGGGCGCCAAGCTGTTGTCTGAAACCGACGTGAGCAGCCCGAACGCGCTAACCGCTATCGCCGGGGGTGTCTGATGGCGAATGCCGCCAACAAGGAACAGCAGGAACGCAAACAGCTGGAGCAGAGCCTGCAGCAGCGCCAGGCCGACGCCGACTTTCGCTGGTTGATGGCCGACCCACGCGGTCGGCGCATCGTCTGGGCGTTGATGGGGCGATGTAACGTGTTTTCCCCAGTGTTCAACACGCATGGCGGGGTAATGAATTTCAACGAAGGCCGACGCGATGTCGGCCTTTTTCTTTTGAGCGAGATAAACCGTCTGTGTCCGCATCAGTTCGCGGTCGCAGCGGACGAGAACGCTCCAAAACCCGAAAGCGAGGAAACGAACGATGACTGACTCGACTCAAGCCAGTGGCGCACAGGACACCACCGCCGCGACCCAGGCAGAGGGCGGACAGTCGGAGGGCTCGGTACTGACTCCCGAAACCACCACGCAACCCGACCAGCAAGGCCAGCAGCAGGAGGCGGCCAAGCCAGAGGGTGAGCAGGGCGGCGACAAGGACAAGGCCGGGCAGGACGACCAGGGCAAGCCGGAATCGCCCGCCGAGTACGCTGATTTCTCCCTTCCCGAAGGGGTGGAGATGGATGCCGAAGTGCTGACCGAGTTCAAGGGTATCGCCAAGGAGCTTGGCATTTCCCAAGAGGCAGCACAGAAGCTCATCGACCTTCAGGGGCGACTTGAGACACAGCGGGCGGACGCCATCCAGCAGGCTCTGGCCGACCAATCGAAGCAATGGGCTGAACAGATCCGTAGCGATAAGGACTTTGGCGGCGAGAACTACGACAGCAATGTCGCCGTTGCCGTGAAGGCCATCGAGCAATTCGGTTCACCTGAGCTTCGGCAAGTGCTGAACGACTCTGGCCTGGGCAACCACCCGGAGCTGGTGAAGTTCTGTCATCGCATTGGCAAGGCGATTTCTGACGACTCTTTGGTGCTTGGCGGCACCCAAGGGAAGGATGAAATGACCATCGTCGACGCCTTCAAGTAATCAGTGATCAAGGAGTAATCCCATGGGCATTTTGACCTCAACCATGCCGACTCTGCTGGACAAATTCAGCCGGGAAGACAGCCAGAAAAAGATCATGAAGATCGTCGAGCTGATGGCAAAGCAGAACGACATCCTCAATGATGCCGAGTACCAGGAGTGCAACGACGGCTCCAAGCACAAAACCACCATGCGTTCGGGCATTCCTGAGCCTGCGTGGCGTCAGTTCAATGCTGGTGTTCAGCCGAGCAAATCGACCACCGTACCGGTTATCGACACCACCGGCATGATGGAAGACTACGGCAAGGTCGATAAGGCGCTGGCAGACCTGTCCGGCAATGCGGATGCGTTCCGTGTTTCCGAGAACATGGCGAAGCTTCAGGGCTTTAACAACAAGGCCGCGCGCTACATGTTCTACGGCAACACCGAGAGCGAGCCTGAATCGTTCCTTGGCTTGGCGCCGCGTTACAACGACCTGTCTGCCGAATCTGGCGCCAACATCGTTGATGCTGGCGGCACTGGCTCAACAAACGCGTCGATCTGGTTCGTGACCTGGGGCGAGATGACCACGCACCTGCTGTACCCGAAAGGCAGCGTGGCCGGCTTCAAGCACCAGAATCTGGGCGAGGATACCGTCAGCGACGGTAACGGCGGTGAGTTCCAGGCATATCGCGACCACTTCAAGTGGGATATCGGCCTGTCCGTTCGTGACTGGCGCGCGAATGCTCGCATCGCGAACATCGACGTGACCGCGCTCACCAAAGATGGCGCGACCGGCGCGGATCTGATCGAACTGATGGTCGATGCGTATTACCTGATCGACAACTCGATGCAGGCTGATGGCCGCACGGTCATCTACTGCAACCGCACCATCCAGACCTTCCTGCATAAACAGGCAATGAACGCGAAGAACGTGAATCTGACCATCGGTGAGTACGCCGGCAAGAAGATTCCCGAGTTTCTGGGCATGCCGATCAAGCGCTGTGATGCGCTTCTCAACACTGAGGCCCGCGTCGTTTAACGGCGCGGTTTCTCTGTAACTCATCGAGGAGAACGACCATGTTGCTTGATGCAAAACTTCTGCTGTCGAATCAGCAGGCAATCACCGCCACCGCCGCATCGACTGATGTTATTGACCGTGGCGACACCAAAGACGTTGGTAAGGCTGGCGACATTCCGTTGCTGGTCCAGGTCACCGAATCATTCAACAACCTGACCAGCCTGAGCATTGCGATTCAGACGGACAGTGCGTCGAACTTCGGCACTGCCAAGACGCTGGCGACCGTCACCGTTCCGCTGGCTGATCTGGTTGCCGGCTATCAGATCCCGGTCATCACTCTGCCGAAGGATGTGAAGCGCTACGTCCGCCTGAACTACACCGTCACCGGTACCGCGCCGACCACTGGCAAGGTTACCGCCGGCATCGTCGCGGGAGTCCAGACCAATGGTTAAGGATTACCGCGTGTTGGAGCGGTCGTTTATCAACGGCCGGCTCTACGAGCCCGGCGCGATCGTGGCGCTGCACATTGACAGCCCAGGCTCGA